GGGCAGTTGAAGAAGATCAAACGTGCTTACAATAAACGACTCCGTAAGCATAACAAGGAGGTTAATGATGAGTAAATTACATGACTTAGAACCCATGATAATGGATTGCTGGCATGTGTGTGATGACCTTCAGGCAGTCTTCAAACAGATAGGTGACGGTGAACGTGAGCCCACACCAGACGAACTTATGAACGCACTTATGGGTATGCAGCAGCTGTATCAATGGAAGTTTGAGCAGTTGTTTAACGAGTATGAAGACGTTATAAGAGAAAGAGCAGCTAATGGCAACTGAAGTTCGTGAAAAGTACTATGAAGTTTACCTTGACGGAACCTTGTATCACGAGGGTAGTTTTGAGTCCTGTAAAGAATATGCGTTACATGCGCTTGACGACGATTGTGCCGAAGTGTATGAAGTAACTGTAACAGAGGAGAAAGTCAGTGTTTGATCATCAACAAGTACTAATTCCAATAAATAGCGAGGAAGATCTTTCTATTGTGTCTATCAATGGAAAACCTGAAATAGCCATTTGTGGTCCAGAGGGGGTGTATCATAGCACTGTAACTCCTTTGGGCAATGAAAAAGACTTACGTAACTTCATGAAAACATGGTTTGGAGAGTAATATGACTAAGCTAACAGGAAACATGACTAAAGTATACAAAGAAAACCAAGGAGTCCGTAAAGGAAGGGATAAAGGCCAATATACCCTATATCATATCTTTTGCCCTAAGAAACATAGGGGGATTCATCAAGGGTATATTGGAGTATCTCAATTAAGCCTCGATGGTGTTAGAAAGAGATATGAGTATGAAGTTATCGAAGCCATGAGCGAGAACCATGTAAGAAAAGTTCGCCATGTCCATAAGATGATGAGTCGGTTTGGATGGGATATTAGGTCTTTAGCTAGCGGTCTTACAAAAGAAAAGGCATACGAATTAGAAGCGGCTTTGCGTCCTGTATGGAACATAAACGCTAAGGACATCTATAACTGGAACATCAAAAAGGGAGGCTAACATGAAAGTAGCAGCCTACTATAATCTCCATAAAAATACATTCTCTTTACAGTCACGTAACAAAGAGGACTACGGTAAAGTGATTAAACACACTGACCATGTAATCTTGAAGAACGCAAAGTTTACAGTAAGAAGTGCTGGTAGACAAAAAGTTCTAAATGAGAATAAGAAAAACGTTCATGCTTTTGTTGTAGGCGAAGTCGTAGAAGGACTAGGCTCACAGAGAAGCACAGAGAAGCACGTAAGGTACAACCCATATCGAGGGGATAGCTTTACACGAACAGATACCGGAGAGTCTGTCTCTGTGGCAGACTATGTTGTTCTCCGCAAAGGAGTCGATGGTAAACCAATTATAGGAGCTTACTTAGAATGAAACGAGAAGAACTGAACGATTGGCAGCTAATAGAAGACTTGTTTGAGGAGAGGGCTGCGATATTAGAGTATGATGCAGGTTATACTCATTATGTTGCAGAACAAACCGCTGCCCAACAAATGGGTTATACAAACAAAGCAGACTTAAAAGCACATATCCAGAAAATAAAGGCAGAATTAATCAATGGGTAAATTCATCTATAGAGTATACAAATCACCATCTTCGACTATTCTGGAATATGAGGTTGATAGCTGGCAACAAGCAATAGATATCTGGTCAAACTTAAAACAATCAGGCAATTCACCTTACATAAGCTGTATAGGTGAGTTACGCAGTATGATTGTAAATAGTCAATCAGGTATACGAGAATGGAGTGATTATCTCTTAATGAACAATTACAATCGAGTGGAGCGGAGAATTATGTTGGATATGCAAGATCAGGAGATGGACGGCATGAAAGTATTAGAAGTAGAAGAGACAGGTAATTTCGGATATAGCGCCTATCTAGAGCGGGAAGCCGAGGCTGAATATCAAGCCTTAATTGAAGAATCAAACTACACAATAACAGAGGAATGCGAAAAGAAGAAATCAATAGACTTCCACGGTAATTTTGGTAAACTAGATAAATCAGACCAGGATGAAATCATCAATCCAAAGCACTACAAGATGATCCCAAAGGAAGCTTACAGCCGCTTTCCAGAAGGCCTAGAGTATATGGACTTGATGGAGTATATCTTGGATAGCCATAGCGGAGTAAACTCACACCTCTTGGGTCAAATCTTTAAGTATGCTTGCCGACTAGGTAAGAAAGACGCTGACCTGCAAGACGCTCGTAAAATTGAGTGGTATGCTTCTCGTCTGGTTAAATCACTGGAACATCAACTTATTGGCGGGGAGTTTTAAATGGTAGGTGTTTCAGGCTGGTATGAGGGAGCTTCTGGGGCTATTCAGTTCCATTACGACAATGTAATAGACGTAAATAATCTTGCAAGTTTAATGTCTAAAGAATTTGGAGAAGATTGTGTGGGAGTTGATATGGAGATATCAGGAGAATATCTAGATGGTTTAGATGCAGAAGATAGCCTGAGTAGACTATCTGACATTTTAAACCCGCCGGAATGGCCAGACTTTGTAGAAGGAGACTTAGTATGATAACCCAGGAAGATATCGATCGTATGGCCGACACTCCAGACGACTTTGAATCAGTAAGAAAAGATATTGAACGGGCTTTGCAGAATATTCGTTCGGCTAAACACTGGTTGGATGAAACTGGAGACTATAATTCTGAAAGGCTAAATGATGCCTACGACAATATAAAAATAGCTGAACGTCAAATATCAAGAGTATTAGGAAAGGTCATATAATGAAACTATCTCCTGATTCCCGGGTCATCCGTAAACTTGCTGAATCTCTCAGAGAAAGAAACCTAGAACTAACTATTCACCGTGCTATCCATCAAGCCGCTATGGCACTGGACTTGGTACGTGATGCAGAATACCGTGTACAAGACGAATACTTAGATCAACAGTAAATAGGAGAATACACTATGCCAAATTGGTGCATGAACAGCGTACAAATTTCTGGTGAAAAAGAAACACTAGAGAAGATTAAGATAGCCGCAGATAATGGTGAACTGCTTAACTTCCTAGCCCCCTTGGGGCAAGATTGGGATTATGGGTTGGCGGTAGACACATGGGGTACTAAATGGGATGTCAATGAATGTTATTGTGACTGGGATGGGGAGGATACTCTTCAGTTAAGCTTTGATACCGCTTGGGGGCCACCTCTAGGCGCATATGACATAGCAGAATCTACATTAAACCTAGACATCACAGCAAGCTTCTATGAGCCTGGAATGTGCTTTGTAGGTGATCGGGATAATAGCTGGAATCTTTACTTTGAATACGAAGGCTGGGCTAACAACATCCCTCAAAAAATAATTGATGATTGGTCACTAGAAGAAGAATATAACAGCTGGAAAGAGTGGCAAGAAGAAGAAGACATGGAGTAAATATGAAACTAGTATTTGACATTGAAGCTGATAACTTATTACCTAAGTTAAGTAAGTTTCATTGTGCGGGTGCTATTGATATTGATACCGGGGCGGAATATTGGTTTCGCCCCAATCAACTTCAAGAGTTTCTTGACTTGTTAGACAGTGCAGAAGTAATTATCGCCCATAATGCTTTCGGGTATGACGTACCTGCGCTAACTAAACTAACGGGTTGGAAACCAAAAGCAACCGTACAATGTACTAAAGTAATGTCCCAAGTGCTTAACTATAGGCGCTTTGGGTTCGGGCACTCCCTCAAGAAGTGGGGCGAGTTCTTTAATGATCATAAGGGGGATTATAACGGTGGATTTGAAACCTTTAATGAAGATATGTTTGTATATATGCAACAAGATGTTCGACTTCTTGTTAAGGTATACAAGTATCTCATTCAGGAAACTAAAAGCTACATTAACGCATCTAAGTCAAAAGCTATCTTAAAAGCCTTACGATCAGAAATGTCAATGGATGCTGTTATGGCTGAACAATGCCAAAACGGTTGGAAGTTTAATCTAGAGGGGGCTAAAGACCTTAGTGAAACAATTGATAAAAGAATGCAAGAGATTGAGTCTTTTATTAATCCGCTACTTCCAGGAAAGGCAAACGTGGTAGATCCTGATACAACTAAAGATCATGATCCAATAACAGGAAAGCGCTATGCAATCGAGAAAAAGCCGACTTACACAAAATCAGGAAAGCTTACAAGCCACATTAGTCGTTGGTTTGAGCTTGATCTGGGCACCACTGTTGATACTTGTCCCGTTTGGGGTGAATACTGCCGGGTTACTCTTGATACTGGCGATATTGGTAATACTGATACGGTTAAACGCTATCTGGGAACAATCGGATGGGAGCCAGACGAGTGGAACTGGAAAAGAATTGACGGAGAGTTTGTTAAAGTCTCAGCAAAACTATCAGACAGTTCCTTGGAAGGACTCGGAGATGTAGGCCAAGCTTTGATGGAGTATTATACCTTGCGCTCAAGGAAGTCCATCCTAGAAGGCTGGTTTCAATATGTTGACAATAACTCCCGTCTACACGGCGATGTATTTAATATTGGTACACCTACCTTCCGCCAGACCCATAAGATCATTGCAAACTTGCCGGGAGCTTACGCTACACTTGGTAAAGAGTTCCGAAGCTTGTTTGTGTCAGAGCCGGGATATACTCTGGTTTCGGCTGACTCGGCGGCTTGTCAGTTAAGGTTATTAGCACATTATATGAAGGATGCCAAATTCACTGATACTGTGATTAACGGCGATGTTCATCAAATGAATGCTGATATCTTAGAATGTACTCGACCTCAAGCCAAACGATTTATCTTTGCCTATCTCTATGGAGCTGGTGCTCAAAAGCTTAGCGGATATATCGGAAAGACTGTACCCCAAGCTAAGAAAGCAATGGCTAAATATAAGAAGGCACTACCCGCCTTAGCCAATCTGATTGGCAATGTAAGCAGCTTAATCGAGTCTCAAGGATTTATTCCGGGTTTAGATGATCGTAGAATTATGCTGGATAAGTCTGAACGCCATAAAGCTTTGAACTATCTCATTCAAGGTGCAGAGGCAGTTGTTATGAAGGCAACTGTTGTTATGATTGATGAGGAGCTTAAAAGGGCTAATATCGACTTTAAACATGTGTTGTTTTATCATGACGAACACACCGTTGAAGTTCGTAAAGATCAGGCAGAACAAGCACGAGAGATAATAATGCGTTGCTTTGAAGAGGCCCCTAAAGCCTTGGGCATAGACATTATGACTTGTGGTGATTGCAACATTGGAGATAACTACTATGACGTCCATTAAACCAATAACACCAGTTATTCGGGCAATGACAAAAGAGGAACGTAAGGCGTCCCTTGATCGTGATAAAAAGAATGGTTGGCGCAAATGTGCCAGCTGTGGTAATGCAAGCAAAGGAACTTGGTGTGGATTCTGTCTCGAAGAAGAGTGAACAGATTAGACTTAGAATTAGGCTTAGTGTGGCCGCCTATTCTTATGAGTACAAAAATAAAAGCATCATGTCTGACGCAGAGTTTGACCGCTTATCTTACTTGGTAGATACTAGTATTACTACTGGTAATCGTAAGCTGGATAACTTCTTTAAAAAACATTTTGAACCTGCCACTGGCATGTGGGTTCAAAAACACCCTGACAAGGCTGGACTAGAAAATATTTACCATAGAATCTGGAAGGATTACTAAGATGTATATCAGTGTAGAAGAAAACATCCGTATTGAGTTTGATCGCTTTTATGAGGCGATAAAGCTCCACGGGCATAATATCGACAGTGACGTAAGTGACCTCTTAAATACACTAGAGGAAAACATCATTCAAGAATATGACGGACAAACTGACCAGATATATCAAGATGGTTGGGATGAAGGCTATTATATAGGTCGTGACGAGGGTCACTCTGAAGGATATCATGATGGCTATGAATTTGGGCAAGCAGATACTCTTGAGAATTGTAATTGTGGAGAGGAAACCTAATGTTTACAGTAGAGTTTGAATCAGATGCAACAGTAATTACTACGTTAGATCAAGCGGGGGAACTTAATGATGTAGAAGTAATATTAGACGAAGACAGCATCTTTTTTCGTCAGTGGAGTGACGACCTGGGGGGCTACGACTTAGTTGAAATGTCAGAACAACAACTCCGTGATATAATAGCAGCGTTATCTAAATCAGAAGGAGCATACTATGCAAGCTAATCTATATGAAACTATTGCCTTACAATTCTTTAAACCGGGGCATCGACACCATCAGGCTTTAGCAACGGGGCTTTGTGAAGAAGCTGAAGAAGTAGAGGATGCACTCCAGATGGGAACACGAGAGCAAGTACTAGATGAACTTGGCGATGTTCTCTGGTATGTCACTATCATGGCAAACGCTCAAGGTAGCAACTTGTCAGAGATTATGAAAATTAACTATAATAAACTAGAGCAAAGAGCTTTAAACGGAAAGAAATAGATTCCTATAGTTTTAAGGGCTAAAAATAGGGTCCCCTTATGACTTAACCGCCCCTCTGGGGGTAAATTAAAGGAGCTATACTATGACTATAGCTATTATTGATGGTGATGTTCTTGTATATATGTCTATATGGAAGACTGAATCACTAAAAGAAGCAAAGAATAAGTTCCTAGAGTATCTATCTGATACCTTAAATAGTTTGTTCACTAAAGACTACGTCATGGCCATTGGTGGCCCTGACAACTTTCGTGTAGACTTGTTTCCTGATTATAAGGGGAACCGGAAGAAAGCCAAAGACACCAGACCTGAGTGGTTCGGTGACTTGAAGTCTTGGGCAATTACCTTAGATGGTGCTGTGGAATCTGATAACTGTGAAGCTGATGATATGGTCCGAATATGGGCTATTGAATGTAAAAACGCAGATATAGATTATGTTGTCTGTTCTATAGATAAAGATTTGCACTGTATTCCAGGAACTCACTATAACCCAAGAACCAAGGTAATCTATCAGATTGAAGAAGAATATGCTAATAGGTTTTATTGGCAGCAAATATTGACAGGAGATAGTGTTGATAACATCCCAGGTTTGTGGAAAGTAGGCCCTGTAAAGGCTAAGAAGATTTTAGCCAATGCCAAAACCCACAATGAAATGCGCTCTGAAGTATGTAAGGCATACCATGAGGTTTACGGAGAAAAAGGCTATGAGTATCTTATTGCTAATGGTCGGTTAATCCATATCTGGAGATTTATTAATGACCACTTCAAAGTTAACAAAGAAATATACGAAGTTGCTGTCAAAGAATGAAATAGGTCATTGGGACTGTAAGTTTAAGTTTAATCCTTCTGAGTATTTTGGTTTTTTGTATTGTATACATAATACAGTTACTAGCCAATTTTATTGGGGAAAGAAACAATTCTTCCATGGTGGTAAGAAAAAATCTAAGACTTATGGAAAAGAAATGACTTGGAGAACTTACACAGGATCTTCTGAACATCTAAAGAAAGATATTGCCCTATATGGCCATGACAAGTTTTCTTTTGAAATTGTAGATGTATACAAAACCAAAGGGGGTCTATATTATTCAGAGGCTTATTGTCAAATGGTTTCTGATTCTATGACAGAGTATCTAGAAGATAATTTGACCCCTAGGTTTTACAACCGACAAATTGCAGCTATAAGGTTTGTTCCTAAAGAAGCAATAACAGATAAAACACGAAAGTACATAAAGTCAATAAAGAGGAAATATCAATGAGAAACCTTTCCACACTATTATTTCTACTTAGCATATCCTCTGCGATCTTTGGTCTCCTTGGTGCTGTAGATATCATAGACTTCAACTATATTGCAGCTATATTCCTATTCTATTTATTTAGGGAATCCTCCGAACTATTAATGGCTTATGCGCTTCATATAGAGAGGTAGTTATGGGACGGATTGTAACTAAAGACCAGCCCTGTGACTACTGTGGTGGTTCCGATCCTAGCCAAATCTATGAGGATGGTTCTAAATACTGCTTTAGTTGTCGTCGGGCGACACCAGCACCTAGAGGGGGGATCGCTGTGATAAGTAATAACACAGACTTTGAGCCTGTTTCGTATGGCTTAAGTCTTAGAGAAATAAAAGAAGAATTTCCTAGTCGGGGATTTAAGGAAAGAAATATCTTTAAACAAGTGTCCCAACACTATGGAGTAAAAGTCTCTTACGACATAGATGGAAATATCGATAGTCACTATTATCCATATTATAACCAAGACAACCTAGTTGGTTATAAGATCAGAAAACTTCCAAAAGACTTTACTTCTGCGGGTAAGGTGCGCGGGGGTCTGTTTGGCCAACAACTATTCAACGGCGGCAAGCGGCTAGTAATCACAGAAGGCGAACTTGATGCTATGGCAGTACAATCTGCATGGTATAAAAGATATAAGACCTTTTACCCAGTTGTTTCCCTCCGTTCAGCTTCTTCTATTAAGGACTTAGTAGAGGAGCGTGACTGGATCAGGAACTTTGACGAGGTTATTCTTTGGTTAGATAACGATGACGCTGGAAGAGCCGCTACCAAAGAAGCTGCTCGTATTATCGGCTATGATAAAGTAAAGATAGCTAAGTCCTCTGAGAAAGATGCTTCTGATCTATGGATTAAAGACCCTGATAAGGTTCTTAAAACTATATACGATTCTACTGATTATACCCCCGCTGGTATTCTTACTAAAGAAGACTTGTGGACACAACTAGAAACCTATAATGGGTTAGAGTCTGTACCTTATCCTGAGTCTATGGCTGGGCTGAACGAGAAGTTAAAGGGTATGCGCTTTGGCGAAATTACACTATGGACCTCTGGCACTGGTTCAGGCAAGTCTACACTACTTCGTGAGATTGCAGTACATCTTCTTGATGCTACAGAAGATAAAATCGGTATTGTATCGTTAGAAGAGTCACCCGCCGAAACTGCTCGTAAAATGAGCGGCATGGCTTTAAATAGAAACCCTGCAGCAGAGGAGATTCCTCTTGAAGAACTTAAAGAA